GGTTTTGACTATTGTTTATTTTAACCCATCCAGAGACATTTGGGATATCCCCGATACTCATTGCTTCATATTGCGCCCCTACAAAAGAAGCTATAACCGTTGCCAAACCCTGAGGATTGATGTTTTCTGCAATGGTAGATACAAATAACGCTTTTACAGTCTGTACATCCGCAATAGAAGAATTTTCAATAATTATGAAATTCCATGTAAATGCTTGAGAATCTATAAACGAAGCAACTTCCGTAACGCGAGTAGCAAATGTTGCTGGACCTAAAGGCGAATCTGAAAATCCAGAAATGCCTTCAAAAATATTAACGAGTGCAGCATTAATAACAGAAGCATTATCTGCTAAAACAATGTTTTCTAAAACTGAATATGCAAAAGTTCCAAATCCAGTGGCGGAATCTGATAACCCAAAGTTTTCGGTATCAGATAAATTCCAAGTAAATGATGGCGCATCTGCGTAAGCTGCCGCTTCAACAATTGCACTTAGATATGCTGCGGTAGAAGATGGAATATCTACTGGTTGAATATTTTCAGAAACCGATCCAGAAAAATTACCTACGCTATTTATAGAATCAGCTAAATTTAAATTTTCCGTAGCAAAAGCAAATGATCCAAAATTAATTACATCAGCTAATGATAATGCTTCTGATATAGATGTAATAAATGTGGCAACTACAGCTTCGCTATCTGTTTCAGTTGTAATGCTTTCAATAATGCTGGCATAAATGCCGCCTAGCGTATTAAAAGGCGCTTGCGAAAAGGTAGTTATGCCAAACATTATGTGCCTATTATTTATTCATTAAATATATTTTCCACCAGCCCAAGCATTAAAAAATACAGTTCCATCTTCCAAAGCTTCAATTTCGTGCCATTCATTGGCAACTAAACTAACTGGTTGAGATGATGGAGTAATAATTACTTCCCGATTTTCTTTGCGAATTATGCAAGATCCAGCACAACAAACTGTGGCGTGGGAGAACAAATGATTATGTTTAGGCAAGCCTTCACCTTTATTAACATGCCAAACAGCAATGGATCCAGCATCGTATTCAAAACTATGTGTTGGTTCTTTATTGATAACCATTTAAATCACCATTGTTCCATGAGTTTTTGGTTGATTTTGAACAGCCTGCGCTTGTTGCATTTCTATTTGCGCCGCTGCTTCAAGCTTATTTTTTTCATACTGTTCATTAAATACAGAAATACAAGATTCTGCCCAATCCGGTAAAACATTAATTACTTCAATATTTGAGCCATCGGAAAATTGAATCCAACCAATGTTTGTTTTCCATTGCAAAGAATGAACATTTTCTAAAATTCCTGTATCCGAAAAATCAAGATCGGTTAACACACCGCCATCTAAATAGACTGCCTTATCTTGAGCAATAATTGTTAAATTCATTATACGTTTACCCAATTTGCTTTTGGAATAGTAGGCCAAGAAATATTACCAGCTACAGGATTAATTACATATTGTCTTACTTGATTTCTATAAACAACATAATCAGCGGGATTACTTAAATACGGATTTGATTTTGTTGCATCGCTAACATCGGCAATGGTTGCCCAATCGGTTTGATACAGCAAATTTCTAGCAGTTATTTTGTTTTGGTCTGCAGTAGGCGGAGTTGGTGCTGGCGGTGGTTGATGTGCAGCATCATAGGCAACCTGCCACGCTGCGAGTGCATTGTTTGTCCAGTCAGGAAGAACTGTAATATCTTCGTTTGGTTGTGATCCATTGACAAATTCAATAGAACCAGCAGTATCAAGCCACTGAATTGCATGAACATCTGATGGTGTTCCATCCCATGTTAAAGCTGAATAACATTGATTATCTTTGCAAACTTTTCCATCAATCGGAATAATAGTTAATTTCATTCATTTTCTCCAATTAATCTTGGTTCGTTAACTGAAACTGTACTTATTTTTGCAGTTTCTCTTAATAATTTTTGAGAAGCTTCATTAGCTTTTACCATTTCATTTCTAAAACTTTCCACAGCAGCACCAGTCTGTCTTTCCATTTGACTATGCTCAACAAGCAACATGGGCAACCAAGCTACAGAACAACCCCATTCATCAAGCTGTTTTCCAGTATTTGGATTAGTTCCTTGAAGTTGAATAAACCAAGCACAATCAAATAGTTTGCATGGCTCAAATTTATTGAGCGGGCAATTCATTTTGGTTTCTACTTTCACTTTTTCCCCTTTAGTTTTTAGTTGCAATAATATGGTCTACATATTGTACTGCTAAGTTAATTGCAGTACCGCTAAATGTTGGTTGTGTAAATCCATGACTATGTGCTGAGTTGCAACCGGTAGAATACGTATTAAGGTAGCATGTTCTTTGCTGATAACTACCGCCACCAGCCAAAAAGCCTCCGGCTCCGCACAACTGTACGCAAGTATAGGTATGTGCATGACTTGCTAGTTGACTTGTGCTTAATGCTGTTGCGCTTACGGCACCCCCTGAATTTGTCCCACTAACCGATTGTGATTTAAATGCATTTGTAAAAGCAACAGAACCTCCATTAGAGGCTGAACCGCCCACAACACGAATCGTATAGTCATTAAAAGATGTTACTTTTGTCCAACCAGTAGGAGCAGCGGTTTGTGCAAACAACATTGCCGATCCAGCGGCAATTGGCGAGGGGGAATTATATGTAAAGGATTGGCTAGGGAAAGACATTTTTAATTCTTAGTTGCAATAATGGTATCTACATATTGAACCGCTAAATTAATTGGTGTTCCACTAAATGTTGGCTGTGTAAATCCGTGGCTGTGTGAAGCATTACATCCTGTAGAATATGTAGTAAGGTAAAGAGTTTCTTGTTGATAACTACCGCCGCCTCCTAAAAATCCGCCGGCACCACATAGTTGAACACAGGTATAAGTATGAGCATGGCTTGCTAACTGACCGGTACTAATTGATGTTGCTGAAACCGCTCCGCCAGAGTTTGTTCCGGACACCGATTGAGAGGCAAATGCAGTTGTGAAGGCAACGCTACCCCCAGTTCCTGCACTGCCGCTTACAATACGAACCGCATGGTTTGTATATGATGTTACCTTAGTCCAACCTGTAGGCGCATTAGTTTGCTGAAAAAGCATGTTCGATCCCGCCGGAATGGGGGATGGAGAGTTATACGTAAAGGATTGACTAGGAAACGTCATTAGTATTGTCCACCAAAAGCGATTACGTTGAAGTCTGCGCTAGTAGTTCCAACCTGTTCAGAGATATATAACTGATATGTTGGAGGCAATACTAAGTTACTAAATGATGTTGTTGAAGTAAATGCCACAGTTGTTGTGCTTGGGGTGATAGCAGTTACAGCAAGTTCAGCATATAAGAATGAAGTTGTGCCATTATAAATCCAAACATCAATAATATTAGCTACGGTTGTGCCTTTAGCCTGAATGGTAATTGCGTCAATTCTTGTGCCATTAGTTGACGTAGTGGTAAGTTGAACTAAACCAGTTGTACCTGTGATATTAGCACGAGAAGTAATAGCCGTTGCTGAAGTTAAAGTAGCAATACCGACAATAGGTGTTACTGGAAAAATAGGTGCAATGTTGGCTGCCATTTATAGAAATCCTCCATAATTTTGTTGCGCTACAATTGAATAAGAAAGTGGTACTGCTTCTGAAGGATAATCAACCCACACGTTTACTGTACCCGGAAAAGTAACTGCGCTTCCAGAGTTGCTAGAAGACAAAATAGTATTACGAGTCAACAGAGTTGTTGATAAAGTATAAGTACCAACACCAACCTCCCAATTGGTGCCATCACTTGCAGTATAGTACGTAGCATTTCCATCTCCTATGACAGAAAATGCTTGAAAGCCAACAGGAGTTCCCGTTAGACTAAAGCTAACAGTAGTGTTGGCTGTTCCAGACTGCTGAACTCTATCGGCTAAAACAAAAGCCATAAAAGGCTCCTAATTAAGACGTTGCAGTAGTTGTATATGTAACAGCGATTGAGTCACCGTTAGCTACAATTTTTGAACCACCGGTAAATGTTCCAGCACTATACAAAATACCAGCGGTTGTATCTTTGGTAGCAGATGCTGAAGCGCCAGAGTTAATAAAGCAACCAAATACAGTACCAGAACTTGTCATAGCAAATGTCAAAGCACCAGCAGCTTTGGATACAATGTTGCTTGGTGAAGCAGAACCGTTACTTGAGGCTGCGGACCAGTTAGGAGCTTGACGATTTCCGGTGTATGTTGGGTTGTTTGACCCACCAACTTCTTGCCAACCAGTGTGGGAAGAAATGGTATCGGATGCAAAATAGTTTGCAGTAGCAGAGGCACTACCTACTAATCCTAAATAGTTAGCACCAGATGATGTGCCACCACCAGTACCGGTTGCGCCAAAATAGTAATCAAACAAAGCGCCTTTACCAACTGCAGTAACTAAGTTAGGAGCTTTATCTTCCCACTTGAGATTGCCGTTGCTGTCATAGCACTTGACATCATAAAAACCTTGAACTCCCAAAAATTCCTCAGAGCCAGCACCACGAGTTACCGCAGCGGCACTGATATCTCCATAATTCGATTTTTCCATTTAAAACTCCTTAACTAATTGTCAGTACTGCAGTGGTTGATGTTGCCGTTGGGAAAGTAACGGTAAACGTATTTGAGCTGGTAATAGTGCTACCAAAGTTCAAAATAAAGCAAGCCGCCCCAGTGGTGCTATTATAAACTAGCGCACCATTTGCGGAAAGGCTCCCAGACCAAGAAACATTGTTAAATGAGATATAAGCCGTATTATTGGTTGTATCTTGGGTAGGGGGATTAGATATGGTTAAAGCCTGTCCACCAGCCGTATATCCGGGGCCTACAACCTCATTGGTTGAGGTATATGCTGTGGTGGTATTATCGAGGTTGGCATTGCCGTTATAAAGGGCTATTTTGTAGGTATATGGGGAAGTTAAAGTAAAGTTCTCCAAGCCTGACAAAATATTGGCTTTAAATAGGGTAGTTTGTCCTTGAACGATAGGCATTAGGTTTTAACCATAAGTTTAGTTTGACCATCACGGTAAGCATCGCCACGCTCAAGGCCATCGCCAAGACGTTTCAATTCAGCTATAGCTTCTTGATATTTATCTTCGTAATATTTAATAATATCCTGCTCTTGTTTTTGGAAGAGCATAGCTTCGCGCATTGCACCATAAAATAAGACTGGATCGTAGTTATCTCCAAGCCAGCTTTGACCTTGGGCATTATTAACAGTGGCAACTGCAATAGAAAATCCAGAGCCAGTTCCACCAATATTTGCCGTAGCCACGCTTAATGAGTCGCCAGCCTGATAGAAACTGCCACCATTTTGCAGGGTGCATGTGGCAACGTTGCCAGATGCATTGACCAAAATATCACAAGTTGCGCCAGATCCAGAGCCGCCAGTCATTGGCACATTTTGATATAAACCCGGACTATATAAGGTACCAGCAGTAAATGTAGCATT